ACTGTGCCGTTAGATACGGAGGTTTAATTTAAAATTTCAAAAATGAAAGATAATCCGGGAGAAAAAGAGAAAAATAAAACCGTGTTAATACCGAAAGATTGGGAAAATACAGAGGTTTGGGATTCTGGAGGAAAAGTTATTTTGAATAAAAATTTAAGCGTGAAGGATGCCGAACGCTTAATTAAAAAAAACGTTCCTCTGGAAATAATTGAAAAATAAGAAAAAGAGGCTTTAAAAAGCCTCTTTTTTTAATAACAAAATTAAATTTTTGATCCGTGAAAAAAAGTGAAAAAAAAGGATTTGTAAAGGCAAAAGTTATAAGTACATCTTTGCCTTTTGTTGATAAGGACCGGCCACAAAAATACATTTTGGAGGCGAGGGATTATATACCCTTTGGGAGTGATAATTTGTTTATGGAGGCAATTGCTAGGTTAAACAGAAAAGCAACCGTAAACCGTGGTATATTAAGAAGAAAAAAGCGTTTTTTGCTAGGTGATGGATTTAATTATGATGATAAGAATTTAGATTTAAAAAGCTTTGTCGATTGCTGCAATGCAAACAATGAAACTTTGAGAAAAGTTACATCTAAATTAATTTCGGATGATTTGGATTTTGGAAATTGTTTTTTTCAATTGGTAACGGATGGTAAAAAAAGCTATGTAAATATTTATCATGTAGATGCGACGGAATGCCGTAAGCATAGAGAGGGAAATAAAATAGTGATGCACCCAAATTGGGAAAATTACGAGGGAGAGAAAGAGGATGCGTTAGTTTTGAGCATTTACCCAGAATTTACGCTTTGTGAGGATGGTTTATATAGGTCAATGATTCATGTAAAAGAATATGAGCCAACGTTTAAAAATTACGGAGTACCCGATTGGATAGCCGGGATGCAAGTGAGCGGGATTGCATATAAAACAGATACTTGGAATATTTCAAGGCTGGATAATTCGTTTAAAGGATCGGGTGTTTTAATTGTTGATGGAGAATTTAACAATGAGGAGGAGGCAGCGGATTTAAAAGATGAGTTTGATGAGGAATTTACCGGCGAGGGAAATACCGGAAAAGTTTTGTTTATAGCCAAATCCGGAGGAGCAAGCGAAGGGACGAAATTTGTTTCTTTGAGTACGAATGAGGAGGGGGATTGGACAAAATTACACGCACAAGCGGGGCAGGATTTAATTATTGCGCACAATTGGAGCCGGGCATTTTCCGGATTTAACGATACATCTGGTTTTGATACGGATAAATTATTAAATGAGTACCAAATGCTTTTAAATACCGTAATTTTGGACAAACAAAATGTATATTTGGAATTGTATAAGCAAATTTTGAGGGATGTTATTGGATTGGATGCGGAGGATTTGGATTTTATAAATAAACCGCCTATAAAAGTAAAGCCTAAATATATGAAAATTTGGGAAGCTAGAAAACTTGACGGGTTAGATTTCGACGAAAACGATCCGGAGCAGCAACAATATTTGGGGACAATTTCAAACTCTGAAAAAACTAAAAAAGATGAGTAAAAATTTAATTACGCCGGAGGAAATTATTGAGATTGCATTGGATAAGGATTTTTTGCCCAAAAAAATAAAGCCAAATAAAATATTAATTTCGCAAATAAACTACATTAAGCCGGTTTTAACGGAAAAGCTTTATGAGAGGGTATGTGAGGAATTTAGCGGAGAGGAAAGCGAGTTGAGCGAAAATATTAAATATTTGTTGGATAATTTCATTAGCCGGCATTAGCTTATTTTGTAGTTTATGAGATTATACCAGAAACGTTTTTGCAAATTACCAACAAAGGAGGTCAAAAGCCGTCAACCGAATTTTCCGGAACCGTTTCAAAAGATGAGAGGAATGTTTTGAGAGATAATTTTTTAAACTCTGGTAATACTTTTATGGGACAGTTCACAGAGTATATGAATTTGGAGCCGGAAATAAAAAAAGAAAATTATCCGGAATATGAAAAATTTTGCAATATAAAAAACAGATTTGCAAACCGTGGGGGGATTATTTTTACTTCTAAAAGAAACAAAAGAGAATGATAAAATTAGCGGTAATGAAAGGTTTATTCATTAAATTTAAAAGTCATATAATACTAGGTTTTACGCTTGGTATGCCTTTTTCATTGATTGAGTTTTTTTATAGATGGTGGGCAACAAATCAAGAGTATGTTACATTTGTTTTTTTTGCAATATCAATAGATCACGCTTTAGGATCGATTGTACATAAATTTTTCAAAAAGGATTTTACCATAAAAGCAAATGCAAAAGGACTTTTGACAAAAACCGGTTTAGTTGTGCTGGTGGGTTTGTTGTTTGAGGGAGTTGGTGCAATCATTGTAAAGGAGAGCTTTATTACCGCATATATTTTAACGGTTTTAAGATTAATAGTTTTTCTTTATCCGGCCGGGTCCGCATTTAGAAACTCGTCAATATTATCCGGGGGGAAATTTCCGCCTAAATCGTGGATCGATAGGATTACAAATTTTGAGAATAATTTAAAAGTTGAGGATTTAACAGGAAAAAAAGAAAAAAATGAGAGCGAAGAAAATTAAGTTTATCGCATTACATTGTTCCGCTGGATTTTCTGGCGTTGAAGCAATTAGGAAATTTTGGAAAAGTATGGGATGGGAAGTTGATGGCTACCATGTTTTAATTGATTTGGAGGGAGAGCCTCATTATTTAGTTCCATTAGATCAGAACTCAAACGGAGTAAAGGGTTTTAATTCTGAAACAATTAATATTTGTTACATAGGAGGAGTTGAGAATGTTGGAACAAAGCAAAAACCGATTTGGAAAGGAAAAGATACCAGAACGGAGGCGCAAAAAATTACGATGGATAATGAAATTGTAAAGGTTATAGAATGGCTCCGGGAAAATGGAAATGATTGCAGCAATGTAACAATTTTGGGGCATCGAGATTTTAGCCCGGACCAAAACGGGAGCGGAAAAATTGAAAGCTGGGAACGTATAAAAGAATGTCCGAGTTTTGACGTAATACCGGCTTATGTTAAAATTCAAGAAGCTATTAACGGGAAAGTTGCAAAACTTCCAAAAAGAAAATAATATGAAAAAAATTTTAGTGTGTTTAGTATTAGTAGTTTTGGTAATCGGTTGTAGGGCAAAAAAAAGCCAGACAAATGAAAAAGAGGTTAATGTGATTGAAAGCAATTCGACGGTTGAAAATAACACCGAAAAAGAAAAAGAAACCGTATCGCCTCCAATCATTGAAAAAATAGTGATCAAAGAGCCATGTGATGAAAAAGGCAAAATAAAGCCGTTTGATAAGCTATTTGTTACGGGTCGGGGGAAAGTTAGGGTTTATACGGATAGCGTTGGAGATATACAGGTAGAAATTGATTTACCGGCCATTGTATCAACTGACAAGGTTAGTAATAGAAACAAAGAGGTTAATAATAAAAAAGAACGAACCGAAAAGGATAAGGAAGTTAAAATAATTGAGGTTGTGCCTTTTAGGTATTGGATATATTTGGTTATTTCGTTGGCCGTAAATGCTTTGTTGCTTTATTTGTGGCTCCGGGGGATATTCAAAAGAAAATTTCAAGGATAAGTTAAAAATTTATTGATATGCAAAGCCCCTATTTTTAAGGGGCTTTTTTTATTGGCATGAAATAATTATAAAAATAATAAGTATTTTATTGTTTATATTAAAATAAGTATTATATTTGTACCAGATAACAAATTAAAAAATAAAAATCATGTCAAACGAAATTAAAATTCAATTAGCGGTAAATCAAATAGGATTTGAATATTTTAAACAGTGTGTTGCCAACGGCGCAAGCCCAGAGCAAGCAAAAGCCGAAATGTTAACGCCGGAGGGGTCGAAAATTATAGCTGAACGTGTAAAATTAATTGCAAAATCTTAAAAATGTATATTATGGCGATTGGAACTGATCAAAAAGAGTTTAAAGATTTACCAGCGGATTTTTATAGGTATAAAAACACGGATGCGGATATTAAAATTAATCCGGTTTTGGCTGGGATTGAGTATGAGGTTAACGAGAGAAAAAAGGACGGTAAAATTATTTTGACCGTTTATGCAAAAGGGAAAAAAACATTGATGGAAATTGATGCAGAGGATTTGGGACAATTAGAAATTATTAATAAGTAAAAAGCAGTATTATGAAAAGTTTACCAAAGGAGCATTTAAGCTGGAGTTCATTGACTTTGTGGGAAAGTAGTAAAAAATCATGGTGGAAACGCTATGTTTTAGGAGAAAAAATGTTTGAAACAAAGCATTTGAAAAAAGGAAAAGAATTTGCGGAGGCCGTGGAAAATGATGAGAGTGAGGATTTAATTATTGATTCAATGCTCCCGTATCTTCAAAAATGCGATGTTATGGAGGCTCGGATTGAGGCGTTATTTCCTAATGATTTTTTCCCGGATTTGAAGCTATTGGGATTTAAAGATACTGCAACCGGTTTCGAGATTTTCCGGGAGTATAAAACGGGTTCTTTGCCGTGGGATCAGAAAAAAGTGGATTTGCATGGGCAGTTAGCTTTTTACGGACTTATTGACAGCTACAACGGGGCAGAAAAGCCGGCGAAATGCTTTTTAGATTGGTTTGAGGTTATCAAGAAAAAAGACAGCAAAGAGGTTGAGTTTACGGGAAAATTTGAGAGTTTTGAAAGAAAGCTTAAAAAGTCAGATTTGACCAATATGGAAAAACGAATTAAAAAAGCGTTGAAGGAAATGGCGGAGTATGATTATGTGGAAACGCTGGAGATGGAGGATGATAATTTGTTGGCCAGATATTCAAAATTAGATAGGCTGGAGAAAAAGTTTAAGGAAGAAAAAGAAAAAATTAAGGACCAGGTTAAGCAAATGATTGAGGCGGCGGCTTGTCAAGAAGCGGAGAGCGAAAGCGGTAAATTTTACGAAAAAGGAAACCCGCCAAAATGGATTTATTCAAACGTTTTGCAGAAAAAAATTGATGCCGTGGATGTTGCCAAAGTAAACGAGCAAAAAAACGGGGTGGCGAAAAAAATACAAACCACGTCATTAACTTGGCAAGCAAACAAAAAAAAGTAAAAATGTTTGTGATAATGCAAAAAAACGATCAGCGGGGGGAAATTCCTCGTTGATCGTAATATTAATCCCTCGATTGAATAAAATTATATTAGCTTTTGTAAAGAAATAATAATTATATTTGCAATTATAACTAATATAAAAACTAAAAAAATGGAAACGGTAAAAAAGAAAAAAATTGCTAAAAAGCAAACCCAAAATACTCACGTTGTAATTTGGAAAAAAGGTGAAACGTTGCGAAAAGAAGTTAAAAGCTTCGGGAGTTTGGCAATTTTGATAAAACACTTTAAAGAGGAAAAAGGGATTGATTTGAGCTATTTTACCGTAAACACGGAAATTAAGACAAAGGCCCGATTTTTCAAGGCTACGGAGGATTACCAAATTGAGATTTATAAAACTGAAATAATTAAAGGAAATGGCAATAAAAAGGACTAGCGAATTATCGAGCATCGATATTCCAAACGGCGGAAAATACACCGAAGTTAAAGAGAGAATTAAGTTTTTAGCGGAGAATTTTGCATATAGCATTAGCACGGAATTTCAATTTATTGAAGGTTTAAAGCTATGGATAGTTACCGCAACGCTTACGATTAAAGAGGATGGGGAGGAAAATATTTATAAGGCAAGCGCCAAAGAATATGAGAATAAAATTGCGGGGGATGTAAATAATACGTCAGCTTTGGAGAATGCGGAAACGTCAGCGGTTGGGAGGGCTTGCGCTCTGGCCGGGATTGGAATAACTCACGGAATAGCAAGTGCGGAGGAAATTAAAGCGGCTTTGGCACAAGGCGCAACAATAAACCAAAAGAAAACCGTCAAAACGGTTGAAAAAGAAATTGAGGAGGTGGGAACGATCCCGGAGGGAATGATTGTAAAGCCGTCTTTTAATGCAAAAGATTTTGTTATTGAAAATGTAAAAAAAGCCACTACAACGGAGAGGGTGAAAAATCTGGAGGAGGCGTTTAAGAAAAACACAACTTACACGGCGGAGGATAGAGTGGATATTGAGGCGGAGTTTAAGAGAAAAAAGGAAACTTTAAAAAAACAGGCCCAAAGAGCCAAAAATAGTAAAAAGGATGCTAGTTGAAGGAAATAAAAATATTTGGTATTGGAACGGTCCGGATTATATAGATGCGTTTGTCCGGGATGCCGGCAGCGCCCCAAAAATAATCCGTTCCGATACCGGCCAAATTTTCAGATTGGGAGAAACGCCGGAAGGATTGGAAGCTTATGTTAATGATGATGCGGGGATTTATTTTTTAATTCCAAATGAAATAGAGCTTTTGGCTTACATCCATGAAAACAATGTTACGGGTGAGGATATGTTTAATTTGCAAAACCGGGTTACTAACGGGGAGTTAATAAAATTGGCTCCGGTTCCGGCCATTATAGACGTATTGGGAAATAAAATAAAAATCGGAAACGGTAATTTTATTAACAATGTGAATACCAATTTTATATTTTTTGAAATTTTGCCGGGAATATTAAGGCTTAAATTTTCGGAAAGTTCTAGTTTAGTTATGCCGCAATTTCCAGAGGAGGCGGAGGGAGTTTTATATAATGGCTATAATTATAGTGTTACAAAAACCGCAACGGGTTACGATGTGATTTCAAATGAGCTAAATGAGTACATTGCCGGGGCGGGTCAAGGCTATTTATTTTTCAAGTTTATAAAAGAGGTTCCAGATTACAAAGAGTTAGAGCAGGTAAATATTACCGAAAACACAACTTTAAATAATACTCATCACAAGAAATTATTAAAAATAAAAGCAAATGTTATAATAACTATTCCGGCCGTTTTAATGGCGGAATTTGAATGTGTAACAAGAACCTCAAATTTTACAGCGGAATACGTTTACGCTTCTGGAGTTGGTCAAGATGCTCAAAAAGGCAAAAAACAGGACCCGTATAAAATGACTACCATTTACAAAGATGGTGCGAGCACAGTTGTAGTAATTGAAGGTGAAACAAAAGTTTAGTTATGAGGTCGGGAAAATTAATGATTTTTGGGAGAGATTACAAAGGCGCAAATACAATAATTGGCGGAGTTGGTGCAACGATAACAACGGCGGCATTGCTGGCCACAAAATTAGGTATTGCAGCAAGTAGAATTACTTTTTTTGAGGTTTCTGGTTTGGAAGTTAGGGCAACAATAACAGGCACTTACACAATGGCTCAACAAGCTTTTAGGAATAATACGGAAATTACATATTTTAAAGATGAGGATAATTTATGTATCGCATTGACGAATTATTCTTTTCAAAATTGCACCTCATTTACGGAGTGTAAATTGGAAGGGGTTGTCAGCATGGCAGAGGGAAATTTTAATAATTGTAGGGTTAAAAATTTCAATTTTCCTAATTTGAAAAACGTAGGAAACCAGCCTTTTTGGGGCAATCCGGAAATGTTAAGTTTTAATGCTCCGGTTTTAGATAATTTTTACGGGAGTGGAAATTTTTTTACTAACTGTACCAAATTAGTAACTGTAAATACACCGTTAATCAATAAATTGGGTGGGAGTCATTTTTCTGGTTGCAGTTCTTTGGTTTCGGTGAGTTATCCAAATTTAGTTACAATAACGGGAAATAGTACTTTTTTAAGTTGCACCTCATTAGTATCTGTAAGTTTGCCTTTAATTACGTCTATTGTAGCGCAGATGTTTAGAAGTTGTAGTAAGCTTTTAAACGTTTCATTTCCTAATGTAACCTCAATATCTTACAACACATTTACAGATTGCACTTTGTTGAATAGCATATATTTCCCAGAAGTAACAACAATAGATACTTCAAATTTCAACAATACGAGGTTAGTAAATGTAAGTTTGCCTAAAATAGTAAATTTAAACACGTTCAATTTTAGAAATATACAAACATTGGTAACGGTTGATTTGCCATTAGTTAAAAATATTGGGCAATATTCTTTTGATAATTGCCCAAATTTGGAAAATATATCATTAAGCGGCGTTTCTACTATTGGGGATTATGCGTTTAGGGGTTGTGCTAAATTACCAAATTTAGGAACTTTAAATTATCTGGTAACAGTTGGTATAAATGCTTTTGATTCGTGTTCATCAGTTAATTTTAATATTGTTGATTTTCCAATTTTACAGAATGTTCCAAATTATATGCTATTCAATTGCATAAATGTTAAAAACGTGAATTTGCCGTTAGCTAATAGATTGGGCGATTATTCTTTTTTCAATTGCCCTCAATTAACTACTCTTAATACGCAAGAAGTTACAAGTGTTGGGATTAATTTGTTTTCATCTTTTGGAGCCTACACAATGCCATTAAATTCATTTTATGCTCCAAAGTGTGCGGTTTTAGGAAATACAGTAAATACAGATGAGCAAGTTTTTAGGAGAGTTAAAAATGGTTTTCAAATAACGGTTAAATCAAGTTTAGCAACTGTTAACGCTGGTGCGCCGGATGCTGATTTAGTTTGGGCAACAACAAATAAAGCGGCTGTTATAAATTATGTACCTTAAAAAAATAAAAATGATAATTGAGATAACAACAAAAAAAGGAAAAACGGTTATAACCGGGAATGCGTTGGATGTGAATAATGCTTTTAGTATTTATTGCAAAAATGAGGAAAAGAGAAACCGGGAAAAAAAGACAAAAAATAAAAAAAAAACAAAATAGGCTTTTAGCCTATTTTTTTTGCTTAAAAATATTTTAAAAAAAAAGAACGTTATATTAAAATAATAATTATATTTGTAAAGAATTTAAAACAGAAATAAAATGAATATTATATTATTAAAGTTTGAGTTTTCATTTTTTTTTAGAAATGGGGATGAAAAGGATGTTATGCAAACCAAAATAGAAGCAAAAGGCAAGCATGAGGCAAATTTAAAATTTGAGGAATGGTTGAAAAGCGAAGCCCCTAGAGTTATACAAAGGGGAATTATTAGAAACTCAATTGAAGATAAAGAAATATGAATTTTAAAAACGATTTGCAAACGGGGATTTTATTAATTCCCGTTGCGTTGGTAAATGATGAGGTGATTAGCGATAAGGCTAAAATGGTGGCGTTTCGTTTGTTGGCGGTTGGAAAAACTTTGAATAAGGATAAGTTAGCAAAATCCTCCGGTTTCAGCGTTGAAACTTTGAATAAGTATTTAAAAGAATTGGAAGTGCGTGGCTGGTTAACGCTGGTTAAGGTCCCAAAAAAAATAGATACTTATGTTTTTAATTTTGAGCCGGAACCGGTTGCAGCTCCAGAGTATAAAATTAATCCAGAAGTTAAGCCGGTTGATAAAACAGTTTTGGCGGATGCAATCGCATTGTATCACGAATTTTATTTAAAAAAGGTAGGTGTTAAGCCTTTGATTGATGGAGCCGGCGTTCAGTCGATTAAAAAAATAATTGAGTACTTTGATAAAAATGTGGGTGAAAGCAAAATTATTTTATCGTTTAAGGCGATTTTTGATAATTGGAATTTGATAGATCCATTTTTAGGAGAGCAATTAAAGCCTCAACAAATTTTTAGTAATTTGGCAAATATTTTAAATCAAGTCAAAAATGGATATAGTAAAAATAAACCCGCTGGAGGATCGTCAAATAAATCTACTTCGGAAAAAATTGGGAATTTCTAAAGGCTTGGAAATTGTTACAACTTCTTTAATCGAGCCGAAAATTGAGGGTGAGGATGATGAATACATAAAAGGGGCGTTAAGATATGTTTTTCTTTTAATTGGTCTTAAAACAATCCCGGAGGAATTGGAAAAAGTGCCTTTGATGTATCACATTAGAACTTATTACGGGAATTTTACGGCCAGCGATATAAGGATAGCCTTTGAGTTGGCGATTGAAGGAGTTACGGGAGCAAATATTGAGCATTACGATAAATTCAGTATAAAGTACTTTGTCGGAATTATGAGGGCTTACAAGTCTTATAAATCACAAGTGATTCAAAAGGCTAAAATTTTATTATCGCCAATTGAAACGGCGGAGGATTTGGAGGAAAAAAAAAGGAAAATTTCTGGGGAGTATTTTTGTGCTATTGTTCTGGATTTGTACACGGTTTTTTTTAAGGAGGAAAAATTTAGTTTAAACGTTGGGCCGGAAATTGAGGCGGTTTATGATTCTCTTTTTGATCGTGGTTTTATAGATGAGAAAAAGAAAAAAGAAATTTGGATTTTGAATGTTAATGCGGTTAAGTCTGGATTTAACAATAAAAAAAAATACGCAAATGTTTATGATAAAATCAAAGATTATAAGCGTTATGAAACCCAAATAGAAAAGGCAATTTTGCAATCTAAAAAAGATTTGATTTTGGAAACTTTTAAACGATGGAAAAATGAAAAAAAGGAAAATATTTTATAACACTACCAAAGAGGATAATTTATTTTTGGAAGTTGTTAAGCCAAAAGCAAAAAACCAAGAGGAGCAAATATTGGCCATTTTTAAACAGAAAAAACAGGCTTTGACAGCTTCGGAGGTTTGGGATATTTTTGGCCAGATTTACGCACCTTTAACCAGCATGAGGAGGGCATTGACAAATTTAAGCTCTGATAATATTTTAAAAAAAACAGAGTTTAAAAAAAGAGGGATTTTTGGACGGCCGGAGTATTATTACAAATTAATGGAGAGCAATGAAAAAAGTAAGTAGCGAATTGTTATTGAAAAAAAAACCGGATGGCAAATCATCAAATTTTAGGGATTGGGAAATATTTTTGCCAAACTCTTTGCAATTAAAACATGATTTGTTGGCGGTTTTTATTAAGACAAAGGGAGCGACTGAAATAATGCTAGATATTGAGGTTAAAAACCCTTTTACTGCAAAAACTAAACCGCAATTAGGTTATTTGCACGCTGCAATATTTAAGCCTTTTTATAAATATTACAAAGAGGCCGGTTTAGATTATTCAGAGGAGCAAATTAGGATGCAATTGAAGTATCACCCGGAAATAAATTTTGTTGATGAGCTTTACGATCCTTTTGACGGAAATAGCCAAAGAATTGCAAAAAGCGTGGCGGATGCTTCAAAATTTGAGGTTATGCAATTTATTGATAGGTTGATTAGATTTGCTGCATCGGTTGGGCTAGTTATTGAGGAACCGGATGTTTATAGATTGAGAAACGGGATTAAAAAAGAGGATTGGGAAAAATGGAGCGATTGACAAAATTAGTATCAGAATTTTACGGAGTGGATTTTGATAAATTCAGAAAAAAGGGGAGGGGAAACCAAAAGGAAACAATTGCAAAAAGTATGGCGATTGTTTTGATAAGTGATTTTTTACCCGGTTCGACGGTTGTACAAATGGGGGATTTTTTCAAAAAACATTACACTACAATTGTATATTTAAGGCGTACAATGATAGGGGAAATTAATGTTAACAGATTTAGAAAAATTGAGTATTTAGATTTATCTGAAAAAATAAGCAAAATGGAGTTTGTGATTAAAAACAAGAAAATTATAAGATGATAAAACAAGTTTCTAAAAAACAAGCGGGAATTAATAGAACGCTTACACAAGTTTACGCTGATATGGCGGAACGAAAAGAGCATATTTGCGAAGGTTGCGGGATTGGTAGATTTTTGAGCCATAGCCATATTATTAGGCGGTCTGATCGCAAAGATTTAGAAACTGACCCCAGAAATATACATTACCATTGCCTAGAGCAAGGGAATGGTTGCCACAAGCTTTGGGAGGATGGAACGCCGGAGGAGCAAAGCCAAATGTTAGATTTCTTTGAGAATGTTGCCTATATAAAAGAAGTTCACCCGGAATTATATAGGAAAAAATATGAGGGCGTTTTAATAAATGGGGTTGAATTATAAAAAAAAGTTTACATTTGTAAACCTTAACAGCGGAAAACTTCACTTTTGGGCTGTTTTAAATTCAAATAAAGGAAGCCGTGAGCCTTTAGAAACCCCCGAAAAATCGGGGGTTTTCTTTTTTAATTAATTTTTTTTATGGAAAAAAAAGAAAAAGCTTTGCAACTAATCGAGGAAAAAAGTAAAATTTGCCGGAGGCAATAACGGTTATAGTATTGCCCGGTTAATGATTGATTTGGAAGTAACAAAAATTGAATTAAAAGAGATTTTAAAACAATTGAAAGTTGAAATATTTTACAGGGAAACAATTAACGGTATTTTTATTTATAGCGCAAAACATGGCAAAAGAAGAAACGGAGAAATTAAAGGGGAGAATTGAGCATTTTTACAATTGTGCGGAGCAATATGTGGAATTGAAAAAAACGGAGTTGTTATTGGAGCAAGAAATGAACAAAACAGCAAAGGAAATTTTCACTATTAAAAAAGGGAAAAATGCAGAAATTCCGGAGCCGGAAATTTACAGGATAAACGGTAAAAAATACATGGTTTCTTTTGTTTCTCAAATGTTTTTTAATTTGATCAGATGGAGGGAAAATATTAAAATAGTAAAAATAAAATAAATCAAACATGAGCACAGTAATTAAGATTTCAAAAAACGGTAAAATTTCATTTTACAAAAACATCATTAATAATTCCATTGGGACGGTGGAAAAAGAGGAAAACGCATTTATTTTAGACGGAACCGAAAGGGCGGAAAAAGTCGCTAAATTAGTGAGGGGGATGTTACCGGGGTCAATTGTTGAATGTAAAAATATGGATGATGAGTAATTTGAAATTCAAAAAAGGAGAAAAAGAAAATGAGTTTATTGTTGAAACAATAGAAAACGCAAAGGATTTTTACGGCGTTTTAAATTCAACAATTGACTTGGGGAAAAATACGGAAATTTATAAGCATCCGTTTGAAAATAAAAAATTTGAAGGCCATAATTTTGATTATGTAGCAAAAGGAAATTTTGAGCCGGATGAGTGGGAGGAGGTTTTAATTGAAACGTTTGGCCGGCCAATTGACCAGATTTTAGAAAAAGGATCGAGCCGGGAAAGTTTCGACGGGGTTTATTTCCACAAAGGTTATTTGTTAGCCACAAACGGCTCTATTTTGATAAAGCAAAATTTATTGAATTACAGCTTTTTACCTCACCAGATAAAAGCAATTGAAGGTAAATTTTTAACCACCATTGCCTTTGAGAAAATACGGGGTTTTGATTATATGGATGTAAGGCCAGACAAAATAATTTGTTTTTCTGGATCAATGAAAACAAGGGCAGAATTTGAGTATCACGATTTGGAGAAAAATTACCCGGATTACGAGGCCATAATGAGGGACCAGGAGCTGTCATTTGAAGTGTATAGTGTTGGTTTAAATTTTGCAAACCTAAAAAAAATATCACCTTTGCTTTTGGAAAAAAATGGAAGTGCGGAGTTTAGGTTTACCGGAGAAAACAAAGCGGTTTTCATTAAATCTATTGGTTATGATTGGTTTGAGGAAACTATTTTATTAATGCCCATAATAATAGATTCGGGCGATAAATTTTAATTTTATGGAAAATAAAAGAGATTGGCAAAAAGACAAATTGCCACAGGGACAAAATTATTTTTTGGTTTCTAAAAAGGTTATTGAAATAATGAAGCTCCCGGAGGAAAAGGTTAGTAAGCCGGATAAATGCGGAGATTTATTTATTATAATTGCCGGCATTTCAAGTTTGGAGGAGGAATTTACAAAGGCCAGAGGCCCGCAAGATTTTTGGGCCAGAGAGATAGTTTTGAGCAATGTTACAGATAACAAGATTAAAAGAATAACGTTGCAGAGAATGAAGCGGGACGGGATTAAAAATACAATTGAAATTAAAACCGGAGCCACAACGGGAAAAAATGTAGCTTGTGTAATAGGTTCAATTTGTTTGCATTTAGGAATTAGCCCGCTAGAATTGTTTAATAAAGTTTCAGAGTAGAAAAATAGCCACGTTAATAGCGTGGCTATTTTATTTAAAAATAATTATCATTTTATTTGTATGTATTAAAATAAGTATTATATTTGTAGAGAATCTAAAACAAATAACAATGACAGCGAAAACCAGAAAAGAAGCGAATAAAATCAAAAAAAAATTGATTGAAAACGGTAAAAGTGTGAGCGTTTATAAATTTGCCAACAAAAGAAAAAACCAGTTTTTTATTGGAAATTGGTGGGATTGGCTGGCTAAAATTAGTTAACATGGAAAAAGAAAAAAAACCAGAAAAGCAACCGGTTGCCACGGATAATTATTTGGATTTCGTGGAGTGGTTCCGGCGTAAAGTCGGAGGCCCAAAAATAACCAGAGAGGAGAGAAAAAATATAATTGAAAAGCATAAATAAGGCATGAGAAAAAAAAGAAGCAAAACCGAAATTAAGGGGAGGGCAGCGCACGAAATGAAGGATTTTAAGGGCGGATTTTCCGAGAATACGCACAACCGAAAACAGGCTTTGAGTTTTTCAGATATTTCTACGGATGCAAGAAAATTGGCCGGATGGAAATGGATGCAAAAAGGAAAAACCAGCAAACAAGTTGCCCCGGCAAACATTGAGAAAAATATTTTAGAAAATTGGAAATTAATTTGAGTTATGGAAAAGAGAAAAAAAATTAAAAAGCAATTGGCGTTATTGGAAAACTTAAAGGCGATTTTGTTGGTTATCGGGATTTTGATTTTAGTGGCAATGTTGGCCTTTTCAATTATGGAAATTTGGGAGCTTTGGGAAAATGCCGGATATTATTTGGCCATTAGCTTTTTTGTTTTCTGGATAAATGTTGCGGCTTTTTGGATCACTAAAAAAGTTGAAACAAAATTAAGGTAATAATGGGGAATTTACATTATAATTGGATGCTAAAAAAAGCAAATTTCACAAAAGACAAAGGAAAAGTTTTTAGTTGTTTTTCATGTGGGGGGGGGTCTACAATGGGTTATAAATTAGCCGGTTATGATGTTATAGGATGTAACGAAATAGATCCTAAAATGATGGAGGTGTACATTAAAAATCACAAGCCAAAGTATTCATTTTTAATGCCTATACAGGAATTTAAAAATTTGCCAGATTTGCCAGAGGATTTATTTGATTTAGAAATTCTGGACGGTTCGCCGCCGTGTTCGAGCTTTTCAACCGGGGGAAATAGGGAGAAAGATTGGGGAAAAGAGAAAAAGTTTAAAGAAGGACAGGCAAAGCAGGTTTTAGATATTTTGTTTTTTGATTTTATTGATTTGGCCAAAAGGTTACAACCTAAAATTGTGATTGCGGAAAATGTTGAGGGATTAATGCTAGGAAAAGCCAAAAAATATGTTATTAAAATTTATGAGGAATTTGAAAAGGCCGGGTATTATTGCCAACACTTTTTATTGGACGGTTCAAAAATGGGAGTGCCACAAGAACGAAAAAGGGTTTTTTTTGTAGCAGTTAGGAAGGATATAGGGGTTAATCTTTTGGAGGTAAAAGATATGTTTACAGAAAATGTAAAGATAGACATGGACTTTAATGAACCGGCTATAAATTTCGGACAGATTCAGCAAAAGAAAGTTAAAAGAGAGGCGTTGAGCCTAGGGTATGGTAAATATTGGGATAAGGCTGATTGGCGAGGCGTTTATGATGAGCGATCGAGAGGCGGTAAAAAGTTTGGGTTTTTTAGAAAAGCGTTAAAAAACAGGCCATTAGCTACAATAATGGGAGGAAATGTTTTTGCAATAGAGGAAAAAAAGGAGCTTTTGACCACAAAAGAATTATCACTTTGCCAAACTTTTCCTCTGGATTATGATTTTTTAGATTTAAAACCGCAATACGTTTTAGGTATGAGCGTACCGCCGTTAATGACAGCAAAAGTAATTGACAGAGTTTATAATCAAATTTTAAAAAAATGAAAGCATTAAGTATAAAACAGCCATACGCTTCATTAATTGCGGAGGGAGTTAAAGACGTTGAAAACAGAAGTTATAACACGAAATTCCGGGGGACTGTTTTAATTCATGCCTCCGCAAAATGGCATGATAGGGCAAAGGCCGTTTCTATGTTTTCAAGGGAGCAATTGGAGGAAATTAAAAAACATGAAAAGGGAAATATTGATAGATGGATTACAGAAAAATATACAACAAATAGGTTGGAAGTTTCTGCAATTATTGGCCAAGTTGATATTATTGATTGCGTGAAAAATTCGCAAAGCATTTGGGCGGAAAAAGATGCTTTTCATTGGGTATTGGCTAACGCTAAAAAATACGATTACCCGATTTTAAACGTAAAGGGAAAATTAAGTTTTTGGAACTTTGAGCCGGAAAATTTGGAAGAAATAACGTTTCCGATTAGGGATGAGGGATTGGCTTATGATGGCGTGTTTTTTACTTATGAAAATTTTATAAAACCTTTTTCAGAAAATAGAAAAGTTGAAGCAATTACAGATTTTAAAAACAAAAAATTTACAGTTAAATTAATTAAAACTATATAGAAATGATTGGAAATGTTAAAATTGAAAATTTGGGCGATATGCTGGAATTTTTGAGGGGTTTGAATGAGGATCAGTTAAAGAAAAAAATTTTTGTTTTAGTTGGGGAAAATCCGAAAGCGGTAATAAATGCGGCCGTTATTTTAGAATGCGATTATATTAACCCTTCTACGGAAGTTGCGGAACCGATAACGGACTATTTGCCGGGAGGTGAGTTTTATTTGGATAGTGATGGGGTTGAGGCGGATATTTCTGGGGAGGCAATTGTTGCCAGAAAAGGAGAGGTTTATTTTTTCAGCGAATAAGATTTATTAATAAATTAAAAGAGGCTTTTTTAGCCTCTTTTTTTTGTTTAAAATAAATTTTAAACAATAGTTGTTTATGTGAAAATAATAATTATATTTGTAATGAATTTAAAAATAAGCCTTATTATAATGTATTGTATATCTGAAAAAACCGTATTTAAAACGTTCGATTTAGCAAAAGATAGGGCGGATTATGTTAATGCAAAATTAATCAAGCAAAAGCAAGCCAGACGATCGAAAGCGTACAAATGCCCGTCATGTGATTTTTACCATTTGACCAGCATAAAAAAGAACGTGACGGAGCAGCAGTTGCAAGCGGAAAAGCATGAAAAATTTATTGAGGAGGAAACTAATTTCTACAACCGGAAAATAAAACGGGAAAAGCCGGCAAAAAAACCAATTGGGAAAATGCGGGGAAATAAATAAGAAAAAATGAAAAAAGATTTTGTAAAAATAGGGGCAATTGTTTCGCATGAAGATTATAGTTGCGAAAATTTTATAGTTTCAGAAATAAACAAAGAGGAGGGTTTTGTTGTTACTATTGGTGGAAAAAATGGGGTTTGGGTTAATCCTATTGAGTTGGTAACGCCTCCCGTAAAATTATATGATACTGCATTGGATTTGGTAGGTAAAAAAATTTGTATTTGGAAACAAAACAGGATTACCAGAAAAAATTTTAATGCAATTGGGACAGTTGTAAGGTTTGGGCATTATAAAAAAAGGGGATGTTATTTGGTAGAATTTCCGCCAACAATAAATCAAAAGGAACCATTTAAACAATGGTTTAGGAGAAATTCATTAACGCAATTAAATTAATATTATGGCAAAGAAGGGCAAAAAGCGATTAAATCATTTTAGGATTCATTTGAAAAAAGCAAAGAAAATTGATTTAACTAATAGAAAAAATGATTTTGAGAAGTTTAAAAAGGTATTGGAAAATTTGAAAGATTCCGCTTTAATAGTTCGATTTGATTTAAAAGATTTGGTGATGGTTCAAATGGATAGTATTGGCGGTTTGGTTGGAGATCAGCAAAAAGGAGTTTTGATATTTAAAAACCCCGAAAATGAAAAAAGATAAAAGAAGTTCGGACCCGCTGGAGAAAAATTTTGTTATTAGTGATGATCCACTAAATAATATTCCGGTTGAGAAACAAAAAGAATTTATTAAAAAAATAGCCAGCCGGGCAAAAGAGGCGGCGGACAAAAAAGCAAAAGATTATGATAAAAGTAAATAAATCAGATTTAGAGTTTATTGATGCCGTAGCGGTTGAAATAATAAAGAGAAAATATTTTGAGCATTACGAAATTAGGGAGGAGGTTAAAAAAGCGTTTCTTTATGCGGGGATTGCTCTGGAGGAGAGAAACAAGGCTTTTGAATTGATCCCGGAGCCATTTAATTTGGAGGATTATTATGATTTGGTTAAAGAAGCGAAAAACACGCCAATATTTAAAAGAGCTGTTCCGGCTGGTGATCAAAATATAGAAAAGGCAAAAAGCTGGGAGGTTGTTGCTGAACGTTTCAAAGAGGCAAAAGATGGTAACGAAAAACAATTGGTTTTTGATTGGGCGTTTAGGGGTTTGGCCAGAAAACAGGAAACGGCGGAAAACTTCAAAAGCCGGTTTGATATTGAATTATGTAGCCGGGGAGTTCTTATTGATTGTATGATAATGCTAAAATAGTATGAAAGGCGTGTATTTGACAATATCGCAAGTTGAGAGAGCAATGATAAATATTGATTTTATTGCTTTGAGAACTTCGGGAGGGATTACAGGGGTTAATTGTAGCGTTATGAAAACAAAAAGTTACAAAGAAAAAAGAAAATCCAAAAACGGCAATAAAAAAACTTGTTACATTGGATATTATGAAATTGATTTTATGGAGTATATAAGAATTAAAGGAAAATTTTTATGAGAAAATTAAGTGAGCTTTATAGTATTCTTTATACTTATTGGATAGGTGATAAACGCTGGTATAAGTCGGGTATTTGTTCAGCCATTAGCGATTTGGTTTATTATAAATTTATAACAAAAGCGGAGGCATTTGCTATTAGTGAGAACCTTGAAAAAAACAAGCCTACTCAAAGCGTTAATTCATGTTTTTATTTTGATGTTGATTATATCGGGGGGAGGTATTGGTGGAGAGGATTTGAAACAAAGCAACGGGATTTATTTATACTTCATTTGAAGCAATTAGCGGAAATGAATGAGAAAAATGATGAAACCGGGAGTATTACGCCAGATAATCCATTACAAGAAACCATATAGAGTAATACAATACAATTAAAGCTTATATTTGTTGAGTAAAATGTTAAAATGATGAAACCAAAGGAAACCACGAAAAAGCCAAAAGTAAATAAGCCAAAAGCCGACGAATTGACCGCAGATGCTAGGGTTTTGGAAATTGTTAAGCAAATGGTGCGAGGCGCAAGGCGTTACGATATTATGCAATATGTTACAGATGAAGCGAAATGGGGCGTAAATGAAAGGCAAATTGATAATTACATAGCAAAGGCCAAAATCAAATTAAAGGAGGTTAGCAAGGAGAAATTAGATATTGAGGAGGAGTTTGGATTGGCGATTTATCAATTATCTGATCTTTATAAAAAAGCTTATGAGGCCAAAGAGTACAATGTTGCCCGGATGATACGCCGGGATTTGTCGAGCCTAACGGGTATTGATAAATTTGAGGTTAAAATTGTCACAACGGGGGACATGGCACAAGAGGAAATTATTAAGGAGTTAAAGGCTTTAGGGTTGATTGCTCAAAAGGAAAAAGGGACAGAAATTTAGTATTAACAAAAAGCTGGGGACAGCGTAAAAAAAATTATTATGAAGCATATTTTTTATTTGATCACTATTTTACCGATTTTGTGGGAGCTTATGTGTTTAGTGAAGCCGGTTAGGGCTAAAAAATTCAAGGAAAGTGTTAAGGCATTGAAGGGAAAGCCGTTTGAGGAGTGGACCAATAACCAGAGAAATGTTACAGTATTAAATTTGATGTATTTGATTTGGATTTTTGTGGGTTTGTTTTCTGGGCAATGGGTGGTTTTTTTAATAATTTTGTTGTTGAGTTTTGTACCTAAAAAATTTGTTTTTATGATTGTTATTGATTCGTTTGTAACGTTGTGTTTACTGATTTTTTTAATTATTAATGCCTATCATTTAAAGATTGATTTGTATTTGGTGGTAAAAGGGTTTTTAATGGCCTAAATAAATTGCAATGATTGATGTAAGTATAGCCGTTGAAGTTCTGGAGAGTTTAAATGATGAGCAAAAAGCCCGTGCATTGGAACTGATACGGATTTATAAAAAGAATTTAGCGGAAAGTAGCTACTTTGAATTTTTTAAACAGGCTTGGGAGGTTTTGGAACCGTCCACGCCTTTAACGTGTAATTGGCATATCAAATATTTATGTGATGTTTTACAAAATGAAATTGAGCGGGTTTTAAGGGATGAGGACAAAGAACACGATTTAATTATTAACATTTCGCCAGCAACGTCAAAGAGTTCCATTGTTACAAAGATTTTGCCGGCGTGGGTTTGGGTTAAGGACCCTACAAGGCGAATAATTTCCGGTTCGTATGATTTGGATTTGGCAAAGGATCACACCGTTAAAACGAGGGACATTTTAGAGAGTGAGTGGTTTGTGAAAAATTGGGGGGACAAATTTAGGTTAAAGCATGACAAAAACACGCAAAGGGAATATGCCAACGATAAAATGGGGTTGCGTGTGGCGGTTGCGGTCGGAGGAGGTGCGGCAACCGGAAAGCATTTTGATATTCATATTTATGACGATCCGATAAACCCGAAAACTGCAAAGAGTAAGGCCGGGGTTAAAAATGTGATTGATTGGCTAACGCAAACAATGGCGAACCGTTTTAAAAGACGTTCAAAAGGTTTGCGTATTTTGGTTATGCAGCGGTTAGCAGAGGAGGACCCAACGGGATATTTTTTAGATAAGCAACGGGACAAATGGAGGTTGATAAGATTGCCGGCGGAGGATAATGGCAAAGTGTACCCGCCCGTTTTGCGGAAATATTACAAAGATGGGCTATTTGACCCGGTGCGATTGAGCCATGATGATTTAGCGGCGTTCCGTTTGGATTTGGGGAGCTATGGATTTTCTGGGCAATACGATCAAGACCCGATACCGTCAGACGGTAATTTACTTAAAAAATCATGGTTCCGGCGTTTTCGTATGCACGAGCTGGAGGAGGAGGCCCGAAAGGATAACGTTAAATTGGTTTGGAATTTTTCAGTTGATGGGGCATTTACAGCGAATGAGGCAAACGATGCGAGTTCAATAATGGCCTTTTGTTATTTCCGGGGCAATATGTACGTTAGATCAGTTCAATCAGTACATAAAGAGTTACCGGATTTGGTTAAATTTATAAAGGAGTTTGTTGTTGCTAATGGTTACGGAAAATCATCCCGTATATGGATTGAACCAAAAGCCTCCGGGATGCCGGCGGCGCAAACATTGAAGCGATACACCAAATTAAATATTATTCTGGATAAGGCCCCAACGGATGATAAGGAGGTTAGGGTTAAAGCGGCATCGCCATACGTTGAAGCCGGCCGGGTTTATCTTTTGGAGGATGCGTTATTTGTTGAGCCATTTTTGGCACAAGTGGGCGGTTTCCCGTACATGAAAGCGGATGATGAGGTTGACTGTTTAACTATTGCGGTTGATCATACTGACAATAAAAAGGGGATTATATCACACGCCGGGACGTTAGGCAAAAGAAGAAAAGAATAATTGTATTAAAATAATAATCATTTTGTTTGTGTGTATTAAAATAATAATTATCTTTACAGAGAATTTAAAAATAAACATCATGCAAAACTTATTACAACAAATAGCAATAAACGAAATCGGGTTTGAATATTTTAAACAATGTATTGCTAACGGTGCAAGCCCGGAGCAAGCAAAGGCCGAAATGTTAACGCCAGAGGGTTCAAAAATTATAGCAGACAGAATAAAAGAAATTTTAAAATAGTTTAATTGTCCCCTTTAACGAGGGGACAAAATTTATAAAAGTTATGGCAAATTTAAAATTATCAGATTTAAAAAAGGGACAAACCTTTAAAATGGCCACGAGTGATAACACTTGTGTTTTTATTGGAAAAGAATTGCGTGAGCATCAAGTAAGAGATATTTACGTTTATGAGTGTGTAAATTCCGGAAATAGAATTGAAACTTATAATAATTATGAGGTTTTTGGGTAATGGCTAGGTTGGATCAAGACAGAGAAAAAAGGTTAGAGCCGGAGCGATTGAGTAAAGCGGTTGATGCGGTTACGGCTCTGGGCTTTGAGATAGTAGTTGAAACAAATAAAATGATTTGCTTTTTATTTAATGGCAATGTTATCACTTATTACCCGTATAGCGGTTGGCATACCGGCAAAGGAATAAAGGACGGGCGGGGCTGGAAAAATTTAGAAAAACAATTAAAATAGCATATTATGAATTTAGAAGATTTGAAATACATTAATGATTTGAACGACCAAATCATAAAAACAGAGGTAAGGATTAAAGCATTAGAGGCTCAAAAGGCTTATTTGGGTGTGTATAGAGCGGATAGGCTGGTGGTTATGTTTAAAAATTCAGCAGCATCAAATTTTGAAATTCCGATTGATGATAATAAATTAATTTCTTTCGTGGCTTATGAGCTTGAAAAAGAAAGGCTTTTGTTAAAGGAATTGGAACTTAAATTTAAAAAAATTTAGTTATGAAAGCATTAATAATTTTGTTATTGTTAATATCGTTTGAGGTTAACGCCGGGGGGAATTGTAACGGTCACTATCCGGGTGATGGTCACCCGTGGTGGCATCCATGCCACGGGAACGACCCGGAGCCAGAGCCGGAGCCAGAAACGCCAACGCTTCCAATTTCGGAATGGTGGGGCTTGTTTCCGGTTGCTGGAGTATTATTAATTTTAAAAAAGAAATAAATGGAAATGCCAGTGCCATGTGAAAGATGTGGCGAAGTTGTCGAGCTTCACGAAACCAGAAAAGGACCTTTAACAAAAGAGTTGGTTTGCGATGAGTGTTTTAGTAAAGAGGATCAAATTAATGATTTGATTGAGGAGGCGAAAACAATTTCGGACGATTTGGAAAACCATGAGGAATATATGAAGGGGGACCGCCGGGGATGGAAAAGAAATTTAAAAGAATTGAAGGCCAAAATTGAGATTGAGGGATTTGATTTAAACGAATATCTGTAAGTTATGGAAAAAAAAACGGAAGCGATTAGGAGAGAAATTTTAAAAAGTCTTATTGAAAGATACGGAAACAAGCCTAAAAAAATATTTATCCAAAAAGCGAAAGATGCAGGAGTTTACAAAATGTATGCGGATGATGATGAGGTTTATGATTTGGCCAAAAAGTTTGCGGAATTTCACAAAATGCCGTTTGGATATATTGAAAAGGAAGTTAGGGAGGAGAGGATTGATAATTTGAATTTTGAGCCAGAATTGGAGGAAAAGATTGAGGAGCCGGATGGATTTTATATTTCATTGTTAAAAGAGCATGATACACTTTCGAAAAAACTTTTAGCATTAAATAAAGTAATTGAGGCTTACAAACCAAAAGATTAGCTTTTGTAAAGAAATAATAATTATAATTGCGTTTTGTATTGAAATAATAACTACATTTACAAAGAATTTAAAAAAGCAATCATGGTATTAAAAGATTTAAAAAAGTTTATTGCTGATAACCCGGATTTATCAGATTATACAGATATTTGCATTATTGGTGGTACTACTGATTTTGAGGTGGGAGGAGCGCAAAGCATTTATTTGAAAAGAGTGGGTTTTTCGGAGGATTCCGGGGCTAAACCCATTGCGTATGAAACCGTTATTATTCTGGATGAGGATTATAAGACCCCAGAGGAAATTGAGGAGTTTAAAAATAAATTATAGTGTTTTAGAGGGCGCTATTAATCATTACCCCGCCTAGAAATAAGCGGGGTTTTGAGGTGCGAGGGGATGCCGAAAAACTAACAGAGTAGGCAAATTTAAAATCATTTTATTATGAAAAAGTTTTTAGGAGTTTTGGGGTTGAGTTTAGTTATGCTTTGTGGATCATGCAGCAATGATGATTCAGTTGAATTGTCTGGAGGGGACCAGGTTAAAAAAGAGGTTACGGCATCCGATTACAACGGGCCGCAAGTTGGCCCAATTGTTTCATTTGCAGAATTGCCTTATGAGGTGCGTTTGCTTATGACTTCAATAATTACAGATTTTGAGGGCGGAGTTGGAAGTTATACCGGTCCGGCAGTCATTGAGTGTATGGGTATGGAAGCCGGAGCGGTCGGTGGTTCCATTAAGTACCAAAATAAATATTATTCGTTTACGGCGATCGATGGTACAATGAGGGACGTAATTTATAGAAAGCTAAATTATTTGCAATCCGTGGGGCAATGTTATTATTTTGGGTAATAAAACAGGCGCACAAAAGAAAATAAGTGAATGCGGGGACAATTTGCCCCGCATTTTTTTAATAAATTAATTTCAAAAAAAACATGAAATATTTAGGGAGTGAAAGATTTACTATAATAGTTTTGATTGCTATTTGTGTAGTAAATAATTTAAGATTACAGATTTATACGGATAACACGGATTTAGTTATTTTCTGGGTTATATTGTTAGGAGTTGTGGTAATTGGGGAGGTTATAAAGATTGGAGGCAAATTGATCAGAAAATTAATTAAGGCCAAAAGAAAAGAAAAGCGCAGAGCCGAAAAAAGAATTAGAAAATCTGTAAAGCTTCCAAGTAAGAATTAATAAAATCCTCCAAACGGGGGATTAAATCGTTTAATGCTATGAGTAAAGAGGTAAAATTTGTTTTTGAGGATAAGCCGGGAGCGTGTGGTAAATGTGGCATTTCTGTAATGATTAGGCCATTGCAACGGGTTAACTCGATGGGAGAAACGGGAGTTTTTTGGTGTGAGTTTTGTATTAAGTGTCATGAACCGGAGCTTTATAAAAACATCATGGAGGAGGAGAGTGATGTGGAAAAGGAATTGAAAAAAATGTTTTACGGTAAAAAATAAAAGCCCAAAAATGAAAATAATTATTAATTCACAAGAATTGCCAAAAGCAATTGATGAGGCGATTGCAAAAGATTGTACTTACTTCTTTATTTCTGCAAAAAAGGGGACAATTAAATTTTTCGGTAACACGGGATTTATTGAGCAAATAATTGACGTGGCAAAAAAAGAATATGATACTTTTAATTTTTCAATGAATGCGTTACAATGGTTTAAGTTGGCCAATTTTTTAAGAAAATTAAAACATCAACCGGTAACGCTGGAATTGTCGGTGATTGATGAGTACAAAGTGGAAATAAAAGTAAAAGGAGCGGTGATTGAGTTTTAATGTAACTAATTAATAATAAACATTTCGTATTATTGTAGTCTAAATAATAATTGAATGCTCCAGAATTAAAATAATAATCATTTAAAAAGTTTTGGAGTGTTTGGCAAAAAATAACAATCAATTTAATTGAAATTATGGAAAAAGTTAGAGCAAAATTTAAGTGTAACAGCGTTACGAGTTTCGAAAGCAATAAAAACGTTGGTTTATCGGTTGTTACCGATGGATCAGAGGAAAATAAAAGCTTTGCAAACTACACGCCAAACGGTAATATTAATTTGAGCATCGACAACGGGACGGATGCGGCGGATTACTTTGAACCGGGAAAAGAGTATTATGTGGATTTTGAAGTTGTAACGGCTCCAGAGGCACAAGAGTAATTAATTAATTTAAAAATTCGGAGTTATGAGTAAAGATGAAAAAATCGCAATTGTTGCGGAAAAGTTGGCAAAGGGATTATCTACTGAAAAGATAATTAAGTACATTGAGGAGGAAACCGATTGGGGCATATCGCAAAAAACGATTGAGAATTATATTGCGGAGGCAAAAAAGTTGGGGGACAAAAAAGGGGACAGCAAAGAAGCTGAAAAAAAAGACCCAAAAACTTCGCCGGCGGTTAATGGTGAAGTAAGAAACAATGCCGGGGATTGGGAGCCGTCAATTACGGGAGAAAAGGGTGAGGTTGTGGTTATTACGGGTGAAAACCTAGTTGACCATTTCCCGATTGGTACAACCGAAAGCTCCAGCGAATATGAGGAGAGAATTTTTAAAACCTTAAATCTGAAAAGAGATAGCGAGGCGCAAACCATTACAGAGAAATACCCGTGGATTAATGAAAGTTACGTTTCTCAAATTTCAACCCGTGAAATTGAGGTTGATGAGGAAAAAGATAACGTTACTTTTATCGAAGGTGAAACCGAAAAAGGTAAAGAGGCTGCGGCTTCAATTGGGCAATCACCAAAAAGCGAAAAAAAGGCAGCTAAAAAGGAAAAAAAAGCCTTAAAAAAAACGCAACAATCAGCTGAAAAAGAAACCCAAAAATTAAGAGAAGGGGACGTTAAAGAGCATGGTATTATTGATATTACCAGCAAAAAGAAAAAAGGGGAGCGGGAAACTTCAAAATATTATCAAAATCCTGATTCCGATTTTGTGGAAACGGAGCCGGAATTTGATAAGGAGGATGAGATTGACCGGGAAAACATTGAGGTTTTAATTGTGCAAGCGGAGGCACTTTTAAAGTCAATTGATGTGGCTATTGATTACAGGCGATCAAAGGGAGGCATTTCTTCAATTAGTAGGCTGGTTGGGTTAAAAAGAACCGTAACGGGTTTAAACAAGTCTTTAAGATAGTGAGTTTGCAACAAATAAAAAAAGATGCTAAAATTTTAGCCACACGATTAAAAAAAGTGTGGCTAATTTTGCATTTTAAAAATGAGTATAAAATTATAAGTAAATCGGATTATGAGGTGAAAAGGCCGGAGGGAAAAATTATTTTAGAAGTTCACCCGGAAAAATATTTTAAAATTGAGCCTAGAGAGGCAAAGCGGAAAATTAGAAATTTGATGCAAAAAAAAAGAAGGGACAATAAAAAAATAAATCAAAATGAATTTATCGGATTTTCAAGCGGGGGACTACATTAGATTTTTACATAAAAAAAACAAGCCCAGAAGGTTAAGGAGCTTTGATACTGAATTAGAGCGGGGCGGAACGTTGACAGATAAGCCATTTAGGCAACAAAGGTTATTGTCACCGGAGAGAATAATGGTTGTAAATGAGAGATTTATTATTATTTACAAAAAAAGAAAGCAAATAAATAAACAGGCTTTTTGTGTTATTGATAAGATAAAAAAGCAAATATTCAAAGTTGAGGGAGGTTTAAAGCATGATTTAAGCGATGTGATACAAGCCACTTATTTTTTAAACGGAATAGTTAACAAGTCGATTAAATTAAGCAAAATTAAAAGGAAAATACAGGAGCTTGATATGGATAGCGCACCGGATCACCCAAGAAAAAGCGTTTACAAATGGCGAAAACACATTATAAAAACTAGAATTATATAATTATGATAATATTTCAATATAAAGACAAAACGCATAAATGCGTTAGTGAATGGAGCGAAATAAGTTTAGAGAAAGCGGTTGAAGTAATGGAAGTTGCTGAAAGTTTCCCGGACAATCTTAAAAAACTTTATCATTTATCCGCTGATGAGAAAAAAGCGGATGAGTATAACAAGGTTGATAAGCTCATTAGCGACAAACAAAGGTTTAAAGAGATTCCGGCAATTTACGGGAAAATTATTTCTTTGTTGTCTGATGTGAGTGATGTGGATGTGAATTTGTGGGGACCAATTGAAAGGACGGCTTTTTATAATGATTATATTTTTAAATTCGTTTACGGTTTGATTGTTTCGCCTTTTGATTACAAAGCGGAAAATATAAAAGATTTTGAATTTCGTGGGGAAACTTATTATTTGCCGGATTCCCGTATGATTTTAGGAAATGAGAAACCGTTTGCAGATGTTACGGCCTTGGAGTTTGCGGAGGTTGCTGATTTAGAAATTAATTCACGGGAATTAACAGCCGGTAAATATGAGGTTGCCGCCAATATAGTAGCGATACTTTGCCGGCCAGAAGGTGAGGTTTATGATGAGGAAAAGGCATTGATAAGAGCGGAAAAGTTCAAAGATTTACCCATGGATATAGTTTGGGAGGTTTTTTTTTATACTTTAAGTGTTTCCACGTTATCGAGGCAACGAAAACTAATTTATTTAATGCGGGATCATCTAAAGGAGTTGCAGCGGCAGAGCGATCTGGATTGAGCGATTTTGGTTGGTATGGTTCAATAATTGAAGTTTCAAAAACCGGAGTTTTAGGAAATTTAAAACAAACGGAAAGGGCAAATATGTGGGATTTTTTAAACGTGCTATCTTACAACAAAGCGGATGATGAGGCCAGCGCATTAATGAATAAATAACGATGGAAAAAGAGATTGAAGGGCTTTTATTAGAGTTGAAATATAACGAGGGGAGAAAGGCTATAAACGACCATTACCGGGAGTATTTTTGCCCGTGTGAGATTCCGGCCGTTACACGGGAGCATATAAAAGTTATGGGACGTGGAATAAAAAAGAAAATTGAGGAATTGATTAACGAGTTAAAAGAAAAAGGTTATGATTACACCGGGACGTTTTAGAGAGTTTGTTAATTTTTGTGCGTTACAAAGCGGTTTTTTGAGTGCCGAAATGGGTTTTGTAAGTTCCATAAATGAGGGAAATGTGGAGTTTGATCACTTAAATTATTTTGTTGATGAGTTCGGGTGGTTAGATGATGAGCGAAATTACATGGAGTATAATATTGTTTTTCATGCTTTTGCTGCGGATAGGTTCGACGGTGATACTATGAATATGTCGCAAAAGGCGTACAAGTGGGGAGAGTTGGGTGAGAAATTTGATGAGTTTATTGATTATTTGGGGACAGCATCAAAGGGACGTATTAAGATTGTGGGAAACCCTACAAAAAAGCCGGATGAGGATAAAATTGGCAATCAAGATACTTTATGGCTATTTATAGATAATGTTAAATTTAGGGTTTTTGCTTGTAAGGGCGGAGAGTTAACCCCATTGCCAGAAATAACCCCGGCTCCAGAAGTTTAAAATGCTGAAAGATGAAAGATTTAAGGCCAGAATTACAGATTATAGCGAAATACTTAAAATTTCAACTTTTGGAGGAGTTGGAGGATAGGGAGCATATTGCCTCCGGGAAATTAAAAAAGAGTATGGAAGTACTTGTTTTAAAAATTGTAAACGGTTTTAATATTCAAGGGAAATATTTAGATTATGGCGCAAAAATAGAGCAAGGCACAAGGCCGGGGCGATTGGTTCCGTTATCTTCTTTGGTTGAGTGGATAAGGTATAAAAAAATGCGTGGGACTTTCAGAGGCGGCACCGCTTTTTCAATACAGCAATCAATTAAAAGAAATGGAATAAGGCCGGACCCGTGGCAAACAAGAACGCTACAAAGGGCAGAGCCTTTAATATCGCAAAAGATTGAAGTTGCAGCGGAAAAACAATTATATTTGCTAGTGGAAAATATGATACAAAACACAATTAAATTATTGGATAATGGCAATACAAATAATTAGATTTCCGGCGGATGAGATATTGGCGGCTTACACTTATGAAGGAATTATTTTTGAAGTAACAACGGATGCGATTGGGGTTGATTTGAAAATAAGGGCGGAGGTTCTTGCAAGGCGTGGAGCGGATGAGGATTTTGTTATTGTAGGGACAAAAAGACAAAATTCGTATGTTGGAGATATAAGTTATTCCGGCCGAAATTATTTTAAATTTAATTTTGATGGTTTTTTGCAATCAGTTTTAAGTTATGATTTATTTGATAGCGATACTAACGCTATTTTCATGCCTACACCTAACAGCATAGCGGAGTTTTATATTAGATTTGTTGAGGAGTACCGGAACAATGACGGATTTATCCAAGACAAGGCCCGAACTGATAGCGAAAAATATTTCGCTGTAAATATGGCGAGGCAAATTGATGAGAACTACAAAATAAATGAGTACGTTATGGCTTTGGATAACGTACCAACAAAAAAGAAATTTTTGACAAAAAGGCCAAGAGTGATTTTTCAAAGGCAAAACGAAAAAACACAATTATCTTTTATTTGTAAAAAAAGCGTAAATAATTTAAGCGGCATTATTGAGATTAAAAGGGATGGAGTGAGCCGACAAATAAGCACGTTTTTTGATATTGTGGAAAATTTTAGATTTTTAGGTGAAAACCTCCCCTTTTTTGATGATAATGATGAGTTTGTTGTGCGAGGTTCAATGCTTAACACGCAAAACGGTTTTAAAATGCAGAATGTAAAAAAAGCAGATTATCCGGGGGAAATTGATAGGAGGGTTGTAAAATTAAAGACAGATAAAAGTTTTATTTTAACGCCTAAATTATTGGGTGCGAAAAAAATAACTTTTAATGCAACTACTTATTTAAGGAATAATTACCCTATTGGGATTTTAGCTACTCAAATCGATGATCAATATAATGCTCCAGAAGGTGCGGGGCGTTTGATAGTTGAGGGAATTTTGAATAATAAAAGGGATGTTTTATTTGATAATATCATAACTGCGATGGGGAGAAATAATGAATTTCAAGAAGTAACTGTTTTTCCTAAAAATTATGAGTATGTGAAAATAAGATTGAAAAAGCAAAAAAAAATAAGAAAAAGAGGAAAATATTTTAAGCAATTACAGGGGCAAGAAAATTTTAATATTGGCATTGCTGAAATTAAAATTGAGCATGAGAATTATGAAACGGAAAATAATTTTAACCGTTTTTGTTTTAATATTTCGGATATTTTCATGGATGGTGATGAGTATGCTGATGTTTTTATACAGACTTTGAATGATGAGGGCGAACCGGTAATTATAAGCGAAAAATTTAGGTTTTATCCAGAGAGAGAATGTGTTAAGGATAAAACCCGGTTTTATTGGCTAAATACGGAGGGGGGATTTGATGATTATACGTTTACCGGATCGCACCAGAAAAAAACAAAAGTTAAAAGAGAGGAGTATAAAAAAGAGCCGGAAAATAACCGTTTTTTTAGAGGTAGGGCAAATTTATCTATTGAGAGTAGTGATGAGTTTACAGTTTTTAGCGTGCATGAAACGGATGAAAATATGAGGTATTTAATGGCCATATATGAAAGCCCGGAGGTTTATGTGGAGGAAAACGGTAAAATAATCCCGGTAATTGTTGAAACTAACGGACAGGATTACAAAAGCGAAAAATTGTTGCAAGTTAAATTAATGTACACGAAAGCAAATAATAAATTAATCCAAAATGGATAAATTAAAAATAACAATAGACGGCAAAGAGTTGGATTTGGGAAATGCTGAAAAGCTTAATATTGCCAATACTTATGCCATTGCGGATATTAATGATATTGACGTTAGGAAAAACAGTACTACAAAAGAAATAAAAGTACCGGCCACTAAAATTAATAAACAAATCTTTGGTTTTCCGGATGATATTGCAAGTGCTGGGGCGTTAAATCAAAAAACTTTAAAAGAGGGAGTAATGACCTTTGGAGGGGTTGAGATAATGCGGGGACCGGTTAAATTTATAAAGCCGGTTGTTAACAACGTGACGGAATATGTATTTACAATTATTGGGGAGAGTGGTGATTGGCGGAATAAGATGGATAAAAAAAGGTTGAGGGATTTGAATTTATCGGACCAGGAGCATACATACACAAAGCAAAATATAAATATTTCAGAAAACGTAACAGATGGCCGTATTTATTCGTACCCGGTTGTTAATGATGGAAGGTTGGGAGTTTTTAGGGTTAAAGATTCTTATGAGTTATCGATTATAAAAGTTTTGCTTTTTGATCAGGAGTTAGTTGCCGGAGTTCCGGTTTATCCGGTTCCTTACATGGTGGGGAAAACTATTGTTTTGGAAGGTTTCGGACTTTCGGAACCATTTGTTACTCAAATTTTGCAGCAGTACAATATTTCAGAATTTGGTACAATTGTAGGCATACCGACAAATATAACCCCGGAACTAAACGGGCCGGGCATTTTTTATTTGCAATCCGGGAGCGATCATGTAAAAGTAACGGATAGGCCGTTGGCAATTCAAATTAAGGGTTTGGTTGAAAGGATTTACAAAGAGTTGGGTTATAAGGTTCAATCTAATTTTATTGATAACATTGGCAGAAAATTATTTTTGCTTAATAAAATGATTCAAAACAATGAATTGAGCACAAGTTTTTACCAGCAATTAAAGTTTAAAGCAAAATTAACGGCTGATCAAACCATTTTGCATAATAGTGAGCCAGATATAAAGGCTTATATGCCTCTTATCGTGTTTAATTTTATTTATCCGGATGTGTTGTTTAAGTATTGGAAGGTAAAATTAAATACAACGGATTACGATGAAAGTGATTTATTTGATGAGTTGCAAAATTGCTTTATACCTAGAGTTGCCGGACAATATCGATTTAACTTTAAAGCTACGGTAACGGCAACGCCAATAGGAAATTTTAGAGCTTCTTTTTTATTGGTTACGGCTGGCCAAACAATCGCTCCAGATGGTTTGGTAAATGGACCGGTTACGGAGATTGGGTTTGGTCAATTGCTGAATGAAACGGAACCAGCATATAATTTTAATTTTGAAATGACTTCGCCATATTTTCAATTATATCCGGGTGACAGGGTTTTTGTTGTTTTTAGAAATACAACGCCGTCACCAAATGACTACATAATAAAAGCGGAAAATTGCGAGTTTACAAATGAGCTTTATGAAAAGGATTTTACATACGGGAGCGTTGTAAACCTTCAAAGATTTTTACCAGATACTAGCCAACTTGATTTTATTAAAGCTTTAAAGCAATTGTTCAATCTTTATTTTTTAACGGATGTGGCTAGAAAATGCGTTTATATTGAGCCACGGGACCAGTTTTATACTGATAAGGTTTTGGATTGGAGTGATAAGGTTGATTTGTCGAAAGAAATTGAAATTACGGAGTTGGGGACCGAAATGGAAAAAAGAACAATGTTTGCTTATGGCAGGGATTCAAATGATATAACGGTTGAAAATACAGAAAAATCAACCGATTACAGGCTTGCAAGTTTTGAGGCTTCAATTGACAATATATTTGTTGAGGATAGTTTGGCGGAAAATGAAAATGAACTTTTCGGGCCTACTTTGATGGGTGATATGCAGCAAAGCCCGGCCGTAAATTTCACCATAACACAAGTGCCGGTTATGAGAAATTTTGATGAGGAAATTGATTATAAAACCAGATTGTTATTTTATGAAGGGAAACCAACGGATTTGGAACCGGGAGAAAATTGGAAGTTTGAAAACGAGGTTAGAAATACATTTCCGAGATTTTACAGCATCGACAAAAAAAACTATAATTATAATTCTTTATATTTCGATAGCTTTTCCAAGTCAATTGGATTATTTGAAAAACATTACGGCGGGATGTGGAATGAAATTAAAGAAGGGAAAATGGTTAGTGCATATCTTAATTTAAAAGCTACGGATTTGCAGGGATTTGTAAATATTGACAATAGAAAAAAAGATTACAGAGCAACTGTTTTATTGAATTACAACAAAGAGCAGCACAAATTTAGAATTAATGCAATTAATGATTTTGACCCTTTGGCGGGAAAATCTACAAAAGTAGATTTAATAAAAATTACAGATTCTGCGGGGTTGCCGGTTTATCCTATTCCATATTTAATTTTAATTGAGATTTCCGCAACTGATGGAGTTGCCGGAGGAAATACAAACGTTTGTGTAACCATTTCTAATATTGGATCACAAAACGCAATTAACGTTAATTTTAGCATACATATTCCCGGAATGACTGATGAGGATGGGTTTGCCGTAAATATACCGGTGATAAATGGCCAGAGTACAGTTACGGTATGTAATTTAATACCTATTCCGGCAACGACAGCAACCGGGGGTTATAGCGGTTTTATTGATGGTGATGTAAATGGAGGCTTTGAGTTTTTTGTAAATGGATGCGATACTTTGCCGGATGTTCAATTTGTAGAATTAACCGGAGTTCCGGGGCTTAATCAGTTGGTACAAGGTGGAACGGTTGATTTAAAGTTTACAATTGAAAACAATGGATGTTTAGTTGGTTCTGGTGATGCAGTTGTTCAATTAAGGCACGTTATAACGGAGGAGGTTTTAAGAGAGTACATAGTGCCAAATATTGTAATTGCGGGTTTATCGGATAGGGATATTATGGCTTATTTTTCTAATTTGCCCGTTGGATATGCTAACCCGTTCGGGCCAGATAATTTAACTTATTTAGTAGCATTGAATGTAACGGGAATTTTTAGCTATGATGGATTTTTGAGAATACCACCAAATAATGTGGCGGCACCGCCTCGAATTATATCTAAAATTCCGGTTGATGATTCCGTTAATGTGGTTCCTAGTAGTTTATTTTCAATGACTTTTAACGAACCGGTAACAGCCGGGACAGGATTTATAAAAGTATTCAATTTGGCAACCGGAATTTTGCACCAGCAATTTACAGCGGCTAACATGGTTTACAATGGGGCAACGGTATCAAAAGCATTTACACCGGTACTTGATGAAAATACGGAGTATTTTATTTTGGTTGATAATGGATTTGTTAAAAATGCCGCAAACGTGGTTTTTACGGGCTTAACTGATCCGGCCGGATGGAATTTTAAAACGGGAGCGTATTTATTGGCGCAAGTTTCCACTATAAACAAAATAAACGGCTGGACCAGCCGGCAAGGAAATAGCGGGCAGGATTTTACAACGGTAAGAAACCAAGTTTTAGCCACACATTACTCAAGTAATTCCACACCGCCAATTATATTGGAATTGCTAAAGCAAAGTAATTCGCAATGGCTTAATAAAAGGGGACACGCATTTTTTAAAACGGATAATATTTTGCCAGCCGGGAAAACATTAATGAAAGCTTATTTAAGTATAAATAGGACTTTATTAGGAAGTCCAAATGATGCTTATGTTTTTTTAAAGCATAATTCGCAATTTTTAAACTCTGCATCCTATTCTTTTTTTGATTGGAACCCTATTTTATTTACAATTCCGGCAGAAGTTGGAGGGGTGATTGAGTATGAAATACCAATAAGTTTAATAAATTTGTCGGGCTGGAGTAATTTTTCAATGGTTAACACGAGGGATTTTTATAATAACGTTTCGGGATGTGAATTATTTGTTAGATATTCTTTTGCAGGGAGCGTAAATTTGATTTTAAAGTATATCTAAATGAAAACAATAGGGTTTAATATTCGTGTTTTAGGGACAGAGGAGCAAGTTAGTAAGGTTGGCGAAATTGAGGCGGCGTTAAAGCGTATTAGCGAGGCTAGAGCGCAAGTTAACAAAAGCGTGAAGGATGCAAAAGCCGCTTTGATTTCTTATAATGAGGATTTGAAAAGGGAAAAAGCTCTTTATGATGCCGGGGCGATTTCTGAAAAAGAATATGCGGAAACAAAGAGAAAATTACGGGCATTGTCGCAACAGGCTAGGGAAACAATAAGCCAAGAAGCGCAACAATTAGGAAATTTAAGAACTTCGACAGTTGAGCTAAATAGGCAAAAATCAGAACTTTTAAGAACGATAAACCGGGAAAATCAAATAAACAAACTTGCAAAAGGAAGTTATGACGAATTAAACGCCCGTTTGGGTGCTTTAAGACGTACTTACAAGGAATTGACGACGGAGCAAAGAAATAGTGCCGACGGAAAACAGCTATTGAGTACAATCGAAAAATTGGACCAGAAATTAAAAAAAATGGATGCTTCAATGGGATTATACCAGCGAAATGTTGGTAATTATTCCGGGGCATTAAAAGAATTGGAGCGGAGGTTGGCGATTTTAATTGCAGCAGAGCAAAGGCAAATTTCACAAGGGACGGCGGCGAGCGAAAACCATAGGAAATTAACCGCTGAAATACAGAGGACTAGGGACGGCATAGAACAATTAAAAATTGAAAATTTAAGTTATCAAAAAGCGATTGAAAAAACGGAAAACCAGAACAATGTTTTAATTGATAGCTTTAAAGGTTTGGGCGCAATTGTGGGCATTTCTTTTGGGATGAACCAATTAAGTAACGGGTTGAAAGTTTTGGAGGATTTTGATGAGAGCGTTGCGGATGCACAAAAAACAACCGGGTTATTGCGTGGTGATGTTAGGGGACTGGCACAAGATTTGGAAAAAATAAATACAAGAACTAGCCTAAATGATTTGCTAGGTATAGCGGAAAGCGGTGGGCGTTTGAGAGTTCCTAAAGAGGAGTTGGCGGAATTTGTGGAGCAAGTAGATAAATTCTACGTTTCGTTAAAAGATGATTTGCCGGGATCGGTAAAAGATATTACTACGGAGGTTGCGAAAATGGTTAAAGTTTTCAAACTTGATGAGGTTTACGGAAGTACGGCGGAGGGAATTAACCGTTTAGGATCATCAATAAATTTCCTATCTGCAAACACAAAGGCGCAAGCCGGTTATATTTTAGAAAGTACGCAAAAATGGGCGGGTTTTGCGGATATGGCAAACGTTGGAGCCGGGAACGCTTTGGGACTTGCAGCGACTTTGGATGAATTAGGAATTAAGGTTGATGTGGGTACTACGGCGGTTCAAAAGTTTTTTACTGAATTGGCGGCAAGTCCTACGCAATTTAGAAAAGTTGCGGAGGCTGCGGGAATAACCCGAAAAGAATTTGATAATCTTTACAAAAACAATCCAAACGAATTATTTTTAAAAATTTTGGAAGGTGCAAAAAGTTCTAAAACAGGATTGAACGCACTTAATGAAACGATCGCAAATTTAGGAATAACGGAGAGCCGTGAGATTCAAACGATAACAGCTTTAACAAATGCAACTGACAAACTGCGACAAAATCAAGCTTTTGCCAATGAAGAAATGGAGCGGGGAACGTCGATTGCTGATGAGTTTGCGATTAAGAATGAAACTTTAGGAGCTACTGCGGATAAAATTAAAAATTTCTTTGTTGATGCTTTTGTTAATTCAAAGGTGATCGATTGGATGAGGTCGTTATTTAAAAGCGTTGAAAATAACATTGATTCTTATGGGCGTTTCGTTACGGTTCTGGGTTATGGATTGGGGATTTTTCTACTTTGGAGAGCGGCAGTAATAACCGGCACGGCTGTAATGGCAACTTACAGAATTGCAACAATAGCGTTGGCAACCGCCAAAGCTTTTTTAACGGGAAACACTTTGAGAGCAACGGCCGGTGTGAGGTTGTTTAATATAACTTTGACTCAAAATCCAATAGGAATAACGGTAACGGCTTTATTATTGCTCGGTGCGGCATTTGTTGCTTTTGGAGGAAAAGCCAACGATGCGGCGGAAAAGCAAAAAAACTTTAATGATGAGTTGGCCAGAATTAAGGATGAGGCAAGAAAATCGACGGAGGAAACAAAATCAAATATAACATCTTTGATCAATGTTATTAAAGATGAAACGTTAACGATTGAAACACGTAAAAAAGCTTATGCCGATTTGGTAAAAGTGAATAAAGTTTTTAACGGCTATTTGGTAGATGAGAAATTTAATATAAATGGACTTTTGGAAGTTTATGGGCAATATATAAAAATGCTCGATCAAGTAGCTTATGCACAAGCTTTTAAAACTCTTAACGATGAAAATATAAAAAAAGAGATTAGGGCTAGGCAAATGCTTTTTGATGAGGAGGTAAAATTGGCAAACTTAAAAGAAGTTTTGCGAAAAGCGGAGGAGAAAACCAATAAAGATAATAGCCTAATAAAGCAAGGTAATTTAACTCTGGAAGGGGATGTTAATTTACAAAAGAAACGAGTTGAGGAGGCGAAAAAAAATCTAAATGAAGTTAAGAAGCTGGCCGGGAATGTTAATGATTTTAGATTGGATGAGATTAGGAAATTAGAAAACGGAATAAAAGCCGGAGAAAAAAACTTATTAGATTTAGAAAAAAAATACGGAAAAGATATAGCCGAAAAAAGGACAGATTTTAAAAAATTGTCTTTGCAGTTACAAGCGGACCGTGCGGCGTTAGATGCTATTTTGGGAAAAAGTGTTGATAATTCTGGGGAGGTTGTTGCTGATCCTTCTGATGATAAGGCAAGTGAAAAAGCGGCGGAGGCCGCTGAAAGAGCCAGAAAAAGGGCTGAGGATGCGGAAAAGAAGCGTTTGGAACAAATCAGAAAAAACGCTGAATATATCCAAAAGCTACAAAATGAAATTTTAGAGCAAGAGATTAATAATGAGGAGGAGGGAATTGCTAAAAAAATTGCATTGGTGCAATTGGGGGCGAAGCGTGAAATTGAGGAGGTTGAGCGTGGTAAAATTGAAAAAGCCAAACTAACAGCACAAGAAATTGAGCTAAATGATTTATCTGATAAATTAATTGAGGAGAAAAGAAAAGGGCATTTTAAAAGGATTGAAGATGTTTTGGATCAGTCCACGCTTAAACAATTAGAAAAATATAAAAAAGAATTAGAGGAAAAAGTTGCCTTAACAGAGGAGGAGGGTGATATTTTAGTTGCTGTAAATAAAGAAATACAGGAGAAAATTGATGAAGCCAGAAAAGATACTTATGCGGTTAAATTAGCTGAAATTATAAAAGCGGAGGGAATTGAGGTTGATATTGCAAATAAAACTATTCAAATTGAAAAGGATAAGCAAAAGGCAATTATGGCAATTAAATTGCAGTCTTATCAAGATCAATATAATTTGCTTTTAAACGAGGTTAAAAAAGCTGATAATTTAGATGCGGAAAGCGTTGAGAAACTAAAAGAGCTTTATGCAAAAATAAAAGCTTTAAGGGAGCAAATGAATGATAGCGGAAGCGGTGCATCGTTTTTGGGTGATCTATTTTCGATTAGTGACAGTGAGGCGGAATTATTGTTAGAGAAAGCAGATGAATTAATGGGGCAATTGTTTGATACATTGAGCAATGCAAAACAGGCCCGGATTGATGCAGATTTAAAAAAACAAGTGAGGGCGCTGGAGGCAGAGCAAAAAGCGGAGTTAAAAAGTTTAGACGCAAAGAAAAAAGCTAATTTAATTTCAGATGAACAATACGAAAGAAGCAAGCAAGATATTGAGGATAAATATGAAAAGAAAAAAGAGGAGGCGGAAAGAAGGGCTTTTGAAAGAAAGAAAAAATTAGATAAAACAATGGCGTTAATGGCTGGGGCGATGGCGATAATGAGAATTTTGGCGGATGTGCCAAAAGGGGATTTTGGAGTTAGCACGGCGATATTAATTGCGGCGGCTGCGGTAACTACGGGTATTCAAGTAGCTAATATAGATGCGCAAAAATTTGAAAGGGGAGGAATGTTAAAAGGTCCTAGTCATGACGGGGGAGGAATACCGGCCAGAACGCCAGACGGTAATTTTATTGAAATGGAAGGGGATGAGGCGGTTATTAATAAGCGTTCGATGCAGAGCAATGATGTTTTGAGATTAACCGGAACGCCAAAGCAAATAGCGAGTGCAATTAATTCCCATAACGGTTATGGTGATAGCTTTGAGCCGGGAGCCACGAGAGTAGCAAAATACGGCGCAATTATTCCAACTGCATCACCAAGATCAAGCAGCATTAAAATTGTTGGAAATGATGATAATGCGGTTATGGATGAATTTGCGGAAAAAATAGTTGATGGAATTAATGATAAAAAAGTAATTTTGTCGGAAAAGGAGGTTACTGATGCTCAAAAAACAACTAACATAATTAATAAAAATTCTACATGGGGTTAATTGAAAATAAGGTTATAGAAATAATTCAAGAAAAATATGAAGGTAATTTTTCTCTGGAGGATTTAGTTGGGTTTTGTTTTGATGCCGGCATTATTGATATTAGGAGGTGTGAGATTGCATTTGTAAAAAAACATTATTACGATTTGATGCGAGAAAATCCGGCAATGAAAGCAAAAACAGCAAAGGAGTTGACAGCGGAGAAATTTTGTATTTCAGAGAGCAAAGTGGAAAATTGCCTATATTATTTTAAAAGCATTAAATTTTAATTATATTTGCACCGTTGTATAGCATTTGAAGAAACAAACGCTCCGGCAGGATAACAACAGCTATAAATCTGGCGGGGAATTACCTTAATTACGCCAGCTCTTACAATACTCCGCCCAGAAATGGGTTGGAGTTTTTTTTTTTGTTTTAGAAATTTATGTTAAATATTATATTTTAACATTGTATCATTGTACTATGAAAACGAATAAATCAAACTTAAAAGGAAATTTTGCTATTAACATGGCTTCAAAAAAAGAGGCTGTAATTGATATTGAGGGTACTATTGGTTTTGATTGGTGGGAGGATGAGCCAGATGCAAACACAAAGGAAGCGATTAAGCAACAATTGAAAGATATTGCTGCGATAAAAGCGGATCATATAACTGTAAATATTAATTCTTTTGGCGGTGATGTAAACCACGGTTTAAGCATACATGATTTATTAGCGGAGCATCCGGCCAAAGTCACTACAAAGATTTACGGAATGACAGCGAGCGCCGCAACGGTTATCGCAATGGCAGGGAATGAAAGGTTAATGAGCGCTAATGCTTTAGGATTGATCCATGAGGCACGTAATGGAGTTTACGGAACATCCAAACAACAATCTGAAAATATTAAATTTTTGGAAAAGGTCAATGATAGGATTGCATCTATTTACTCAAAAGCCGGCGGAAAAGATGAGAAAATTTACCGTAAACAAATGAAAATTGATAGCGGTGAGGGTGAGTGGCAGAATGCGGAGGAGTTTAAAGAAATGGGGCTTATTACAAATATATTTGAACCTACAAAAGTAGCAGCGGATTTTTCAAAGGCGAAAAAATATCATTTGCCAGAAGTTCCGAAAAATAAATTAAAATCAATTATTAATATTAAAGCGGAGAAAATGGAAAAAGAAAAAGGGGGCAAAAAAAACCCTAAAAACAAAGGAAAAGCCAGCAACGGAGGAAAATGGGCAAAAGCCATTAATGCCCGTTTGGATGATATGGTTGCATCATTAACAGGCTCGAAAGGGACAAAAGACGTTGAGAAAATCAAGTCGGAGGTTGAGGAGTTAAAAGCTAATTTTCAAAAAGGGCAAGCGAAAAATAAAAAGCTGAAAAACAAAATTGAAAAATCTGGTTTGGAGTTGGCGGAGGCAAATGCAAACATTGAAAAGCTAACCAAAAAACTAGCAAAAGCGGAGGGGAAACCGCTGGCAACTAAAAAGGCAAAAAAAGGAGAGGACCCAAAAGCGGACAAAAATATTGATTCAAAAATGGCGGCTGAAAAAGCTAACCAAAAAGCGCTAGGATTTACGCCAAAGGCCAAAAACGAAAAAAAGGACTAATTAACTAACTTTTAAAAACAAAAAAAAATACCATGAGTTTAATAAAATATGGTTCGGTTGGTTTCGTTCAATGGGACGGCCGAGAAAATGAAGAAATAAATTTTAGGCCATTATTTACCGGAAAATTACCTACTGAATTGGGTATTAGGGTGGTAATGTCGGTTAAATCGAAAGTAAAGCTAAACTTTTTCGGAGTTTTGCAAAAGGTTTTGATGCCATACACTAAAGGTTTTCAAGGCGGAGTATTAGCCCCGAAATTGCAAAAAATCCTTACATTGTCAGAGTTCAAGGCGGAGGCTTCATTTGATAAGCATGATTATAAGGATATGATTTACGATGAAATTACTAACCGTGGCGGAACGTATCAAAATGATATTGAAGGAACGCCGGTTATTAATGCAGAGCGAAAAGTGTTTTTCGATGCGGTGCGTGATGATGTTGTTCGTAACTTTTGGCTGGGTGATATTGATAAATTGCATACAACGGCCGGAACGTACCCAGACGGAACAACGTTTGCAATCGGTGACCCGGATAAGTACTACAATCAGCAAGATGGCGTAATTGCTAAATTAATGAATGATTCGAGTACTACGGCGGTTCCGGGAACTGATAACAAGGTTTTAAAAATTGTGATGCCAACTACTTTGGTTGCTGATTCTGCGGAAACAACAATGAATACAATGTTTAGAAAAGCTCCAAAAGTTCTAACACGTTTGAGAGATAAGGGGGCGTTGAGATTTTATGCAACCTCTGGCTTTATGGAGAACTATGAGGACACTTTGAGGGCTGGTGATTTGGAAAGTTCAAGGACTGCGAAAATAGACGGAATTAGCCGTTTTACTTTTAATGGAATAACAATTTTGCCGTTGGATATTGATGGTTATTTGGCTGCGGATTTTCCGGCAGCGTTCCCGAAAGAGTTTTGTATTTTAACAGTTCCGGAAAACCTTTGTTTGGTTTTAAATTCAAACTCTAAATTTTCGGAAACTAGATTCTGGTTTAACCCGGATGAAAATGAAAACAGACAAAGAACGCAATTTGAGTTCGGGGCTGATTACATCCTCCCGGAGTTGGTTGTGATTTCTTACAAGGCATAAAGTTTAACGGCCTCGGTAACGGGGCCTTTTTAAAAAATTAAAAAAGATGAAAAATTTATTAGGTTATATTGCGGGTTTTGTTTGGGTTATTGCCTTTTCGTTAGTTGTTTCAATGATTTTAGAAACGCCATTTTTGCCAACTGCGGCAGTTGTTACGACAATTGCAACGTTGCAGCATTTATATTTTGGAGCGCAACAAACAGGGGTTTTATCAATGGCATTGCTGGGGTTTGTAAAAGGATGTACGGAACGTTCTGGAGGTGCAACCGCTTTATATTTGGCAGAGGTGAAAGATGTTACGGCATTTACTTTGGGAGCAACTGTTGACGCTAAAAAATGGGCAACCGTGGCAATGAAAACAGGAACGTTTTTTAAAAAATACGAATTTGAAAAAAACACGGTTGAATTTAAAGAAAGTACGGCGAGGGAAAACGGCAGTACAAAAGTGACTAAAACCATTGAATTTATGCTACCGAAAATGTCACAAGAAAGCCGGGACACGGTGGAGGAGATTATGATTGCTTCTAATTGCGGCTTGGTTGCAATCGTGGAGGATAACAATAGCCAGAAATGGGTTGTTGGCTATACGGTTAAGCATAAAAAAGATAAGCCTTTGGAGCTTCAAACATCGGAGGCAACAACCGGTAAAGCCATTACGGATGCAAATGGAGATACTGTGATTTTGATTGCAGAGGATACAGAAAGATCAAGAACGTTTACCGGTACTGTGCCGTTAGATACGGAGGTTTAATTTAAAATTTCAAAAATGAAAGATAATCCGGGAGAAAAAGAGAAAAATAAAACCGTGTTAATACCGAAAGATTGGGAAAATACAGAGGTTTGGGATTCTT